CCAGAATACAAGGTGAACAACAAGGTTGGCTAGACGTTGATGGGATTGACGTTAAAACAATCCATTACATTGATTTCAAAACAGACAAAAAAATGGTCGATTTAAAAACCAGTTATCCAAAAAGAAATCCAATCAAAAAAGATGGTACTTTCACTTTTAGAATACCAAAACCATTATCTGTTCCAACAAGAAATCAAGTTATACAACAGGCAGTTTATTGGAAAGCAACAGGATTAAGTCCTGCTGTATTATCTGTAACGCCAGAGGGTTTTAATATTATAACGCCAGAAACAAGCGATTTATTAAAAAAAGATAGCCTTGAATATTATTTTAACTTTATAAGACAGCGTTGGCTTGTAAGGCAGAACCTACTTAAAAATGCAAACGGTTCATGGAATACTTTGTTTCAATTAGTTGAGCCAGACTTAGATAGAATAAAAGCTTATCATGGAAACGACATTCACAAAATCGCAGAATTACAATGGGGGATAAAATGAAAATAGATGATTATAATGATTTACAGCAACAAATTGATGTTATGACTATTCATCTTAAATCTTTAAATGAAAAGGTTGAAAAGCAAACCATAGAGATAAACACGTTTGTTAATTTGTTAAATACTCAGCAAAGATTAAAAAGAGAAATCGAAAACATAAGGAATAAAGACTATGAATAGAAGGCAAGTTCCAAATCATCTGGTCGAGTTAATTGGTGAAATAGGTATGAATGTTCAAGACGCTACATGGGATTGTCATGGTACGCCTGTCATATATCACGATGCATTAGAGAGATTGGCAGAACATTTAGGAATTAAATTTTCTCCACCAGTTATCATAGAAAACAACTCAGCAGACAGAATTGTTGCTTTGATGGTTGAAGGTTTTTGCGGTGAGAACCATGCGTGGTCGATTGGTGAATGTAGCCCTGCAAACATTAAAAATGCTTATCCATATGCAATGGCAGAAAAACGTGCAAAGGATAGGGTCACTTTAAAGCTTATAGGTGCATCAGGTTTTGTTTATTCAGAAGAAGAAAGCGATGATTTTAAAAATCCTAATCGTTTTGAAAACAAGCAACAGTCACAGCGACAGCCAGAACAAAAAGAAAAACCTCAAGCGCAAGGTGAAGAACCAGAAGGATTTTCATTTATTAAAGATATAAATTCTGATGAAGATAAAAGAAATTTAGAATCTTACCAATTAAAAATACATGAATTTCCTTGGCATATAGACAAGTTTGTTACATATGCCCATGCAAATACATGGTGGAAACATGAAGAAGTTTTCTTGATGGAAATCAAAGAAAAACATCCTAGAGATTTTTGGATAATTCAAAAACAATTTCGTGAAAAATGGGCAACATTAAAAACAGGAGTGTAAAATGCCAACATATAATAAAATCGTAGAAATAACTTTGTTCGAACCAACAGAGAAAAAAGATACATCGCCTATCTGTCAGAATACAACGAAAGTAGGTATTTGGAATAAAGTAACAAAACAAATTGATGGGCAACAAATTGTTTTCGATCCAAATAAAAAATATTCCTTTCAAGTTTATGAAAGCCAATATAAAACTGATAGAGGAAAGACTAAATTTAATATGCGTATTTCAGAAGTTATCGATGATGGGTCAAGTTATGGTTCTGGGTTTACACCTAATGTAAACAAGTTTGACGCACCGTTTTAACAGGAATGGTGGCTATCTTGTGACGAAGGACTAACACAAGATAGCCATAAAAAACCCTACTGCCCGAAAGGTAAAAAGCAGTAGGGTCAAGGGATTATCTCTCTTGTCTAATCACAATCGAAAGATGATATATTATGAACATATTAGAATTAACAAGTCAAGAGTATAAAGAAGAATTGCAAAGACTTCACAATAATGTGATTTATTTCACAAAAAAGAAGTGGGCTAGAATACCAGATTGTTATGGTATTAAACAAGAAAAACAAGAAGAAGTGCCTAGTCAATTATTAAAACACAAGAAAAGATTAACAGGTGTTCACAATAAATATAAAGCAAAAATTAAAAAAGGGAATGATGGAAGATTATAGTAAAAAGAAGCAGGGAAAATTTTAACCCTGCTTCTTTTATTTCTTTAGTTATTTTTTCTTTTTCTTATCTTTTTTCTTAGCCATTGTCATTAGTCGTGACATAGAACCTTTGCTTGGCTTTTTCATTACAGCTTTTTTTCCTCTTGAACTACCGCTACCGTACATTTCACTCTCCTATGCTTTTTTCTTGGCTTTGTTGCGCTTGCTTATTGCTCTACCTTTTGCTCTTGCATCGGCTTTGCTACTTGCACCCCACGCTCTAAGCGCAAGCAATAATCTGGTTGGCTTCCCCTTGCTGTCCCTCTCTGGTCCTTTGTTACCGCCCATTCTTCGCAGAAAAGACCCACGCCTTGGATTATCGCCTTTTTTAACAGGTGCTTTTAGATTTGCGCCTGTAGTTCTTTTAAAATGCTCTCTACCAGCCTGATTAAGACCGCCACTAGGGTTTTGGAATCTTTTAGCTACCATCTATCGCTCTCATTCTATCTGCTAGTCTGTTAGCTCTATTAGGCGTTTGTTTTGCCCACCGACTATCTAACATCTGTACCGAAGCTTCTAACCAATTTGAATTTAACACTGCATCCCTCATATTACTGAAAGCACTAAGCCTTGGTCTGCCTAATTGAAAACACATATTAGCAATGATTCTTTGTGCTTCTTCTGGGAAGTCATAAAAGTTTGGGTATATTTTTATACAGTCATTTATAACTACTGCAACGTCATGTTCAAAAGCTTCATGCACTCTTGTTGAACTTACCTCTGTTCCAATAGGTTGACCATATTCGGGGTCATCTTGTGTTATTAAATGACCAATCCCAAATGTCTCATGGTCAAGAGAACATTTATAAATTCTATTTATCTTGCCTTCATCGGCTTCTATTTCTAATCTAAGTTTATCTATTTCCATTTTTCTTAGGTTTCTTTTTGAGTTTTTTAAAATCAGCACCAGTAATTTTGTTGCGTGGTTCGGCTACTCTTGCAATTTTCTTTTGTCCAGCAGATAACTTTTTCATTGATTTTCCTTTTATGAACGTGGGTTTTTCTTTTTAGCTGTTCGTGTTCTAGCAAAAGAACGGTTTTTTGACGGATTTTGTACCTTTAGATTACTTCTTCTGTTGTCAGTAGGATTGCCATTCTTATGTGCTACATCCATACCTTTTACTTTTACACCACTTTTAACTAGCTTTGCCCTTGCTGAATTACGCGATGCTCTACGTTTTTTCTGGATTTCAGAAGCGTGGTATCGGTCATACTCTTTACGATAATCGCGCTTTGGCATTACTTCTTGCCCTTTTTCTTTAACATCGCAGTTAAAACTTTAGCCTGACCAGCGTGTGATTTAGAAGCTTTACGCAAACCAGAAGCTACTTTTTTTACTTTTGCTTTTTGTTTTGGATTCATCATTTCTTTTTACTCGCTTTCTTTTTCTTGCCACCTCTAATTAAATCAGAATCAGCTTTTCTTGCTCCACCTTTACCAGTAGCAAAACTTCTTACTCGACCAGCCGCCCAAGCATGAGCAGAAACTTTTGGTCTACTGCCACTAGAATAGTACGCACCTAAACCTCTTTTATAAACCTTGCCTAATGTTGCTGACGATATGCCAGATGATTTAGAATACTTTGCTATTACTGCCGACTTGCTCATCCTTTGCTCCTTTGTTTACTGATTCTGTCCATCATAGCTGGGGTAAGTTTTCCTTGCCTGTAAAGTTTGGCTGTCCTCTTTATCTCCGCTTCTCTTGCCTTTGGATTCTTTGCTCCACGAACATATTTTTTTGGTACACCAGATTTAGTCTTTGCTACTTTTTTAAATTTTCTCATTTCTTTTTCCCATTCAAAAAGCCTTCTACTGCACCACCGCCAAAATAAAAACCAAGTATTATAAGCATAGCATAGTTTAAGCTAAACTGTTCCATGACTTGCGTAACTTCATTAGCATTACCCTTGCCAAGAATAGTCATAGTCAAAGTAAGTATGTAACTAGACAAGAAAACAAACGCGAACATAATGGCTAACACACGTTGAGCTATCTTGAATGGCGCATACGCACCAAGTAAATCTGTCTTAGCTTTTGCCTTGACCTGTATTTCTTCTTCTGTGCTTGTATGCATATCATCAATAAGATTCATGCCTTTAGATACAATGTCACCACTGCCTAAAATAGTTTTGAGTACACCAATCATTAATTAATCCTCATGCTATTATTACAATCATTACGCATAGAACAGTTATACCTATAGTCAAAGCAATACCGCCTAGTTTAATAATCTCGTTGCGTTCTTGAATTTGTCTACGTTTGAGAACACGTTGTCGCTTTTCTTCTTCTTTAGCTTCTTGCATCATCTTGGCTCTTGAGTTTATGATACTAGCCCAAGTGCCAAAACCAAAACGGTTGTCTATAAGCTGACGCATTTCATCTAGTTCTTCTTCAAGAAGTTTTGCATCTATAGTAGCTGACGCTACATTTTTTATACTAAATGCATCAGATTTATTTTTATCTTTGTTTACTTGGTCACGACCATTCAGCATATCATCTATGCTACTAGCAAACGCAGAAACATCTTTAGCTGTGTTAATATTGCTTTTTATAAAGTCTACACTCTGTTTAAATAAAGCTATACCTGTCAGTATTTCACCGACTACCATTAATCTTTCCGCTTCATCATTTCGAATATACGCATAGAAGCAAGTACAATACCAAGTATAGCACCAATAAATACAAGCCAAGCGTTAGCACCATCTAGCCAAACAGGTGCTGTAATAGTTGCTGATGCTACCGAGAAATCTGTTATTGTTTTGCTATCCATTAGTCTTCTCTGTCATGCCAGTTATGTATAGGTGCTATTTCTGTGCCATCTTTGCCCATATAAAACAGTGCTATGAAACCATCTAGGTCTGATGCATTGGTAATTGCTGTTTCTATATTTGTGCAATCTGTACGAAACTTATTGCGTTCTGTAGTTATAGAAGAAGGTATTGCTGTATCTGCTTCTGCCTTACGAGTAATGTACCAATCAGTTGTGGATAACTTTTGGTTGCAGATTGCTTTGCTTTTAAGTATCCAAGTAGCTTTTAATTCTGCTAAATCTTTGGGTATTAATGTACCATCTGATTGTCTACCACTGTAAAATGTGCTATCAAATGGTTCTTCGGATGCTGGTGGGTCTTCCCAAGTAATACCAATATTAGCTTTCTCAGAATCACTGTACCTCATCCATACTTGAGGATATTGTGTACCGTCTGTACCTATAAAACCTCTACCAGCCTTAATTGTTTTGCCATTGTATTTCCAAGGCATTATATTCTCCTATCTTGCATTACCAAATTTAAAAGGCATCTCAGCAAATGCCATGTATATATAAACGTCACCTGTTGTATTATGTTGATTGGCACTGCTTGTACTAGCACCACGAAGTTTAAAACCATTAGATAAAAAATCTAATTCTGCTCCTGTACCTTCTACGGCATTATCGCTTGGTCTTAATATTTGTGTTATTTCATTATGAACATCTCGTTTGTTATCATACATTAGCCAATCACCTGTGCCACCAGACGATACTTTCTGCATTACAAAAGCAGGACGAAAGCCTGTGTGAACATAAGTGCCATCATTAGCAGAATTACCTTTGTAAAAACCAAACCTACTAAATCCCTCAACAGGTGCAAAACAGTAGGCTATGTGATTTTTATTGTTACCACTTATATTAGAACCATTGCCAATAGTGACTACGCTACTGGTAGGGAAAGTGCTTGCAAAATTACCTGTTGATACTTGTGCGGCAGTCACATCTAATTTAATTTTATTAGCATTACCGAGTGACCTATGATAAATAATCCAGTCAGTTGAATTAGCATCCCTATTTTTAAAGATAATCATTCTAGGTGCAACACCTAATTCATGCGGTATTGTATGACCCGAAGTATCGTTGCCTACATAATTAATAATAGAAAAACCAGATTCTGTACTTACTCTACCTGTATAGGTTTTAGCTGTACCGCTACCGCTTGTATTACCTGATACTGCTGTAGGTGCTAACCAATTCCATGAAACATAACTTTCATTATTATCATTATATCTAAGATCATCACCAACAGTAAATCCATCTGTTCCAAATGCAGTCAAACCATCATCATTAGTAGCTTCATCATTCTTACTATTAGAATCTAATTGTTTGGTTACACCTCGAACGCTGTCGATTAAGTTGTGACCATACGTGTCGGTAGACGATCCAGCCGTATCAACTCTGTTCTTAATCCATACCCAATCAGGCTGGAATCCTACACCAGTTATTGCCTGTACTGAACCATCACCTACATATAAAACAGTATTAAAATATTCTGAGCCATCAATAATTTCAACATCAGGCAAGCCAACGCTACACAATGCACTAAAGCCTGACGGTACAGCTTGATTAAATACACCAGTGCCAGTCTCATCTGTGTTAGTTGCGGCAGTTTCAGTACCAGCAAATGTACTGTCTGCACCAAAGTTTAAGCCAATGTCAAACGTCTTTGAGCCGCTACCATTACTAATAAAAGGAACATATACTACACTGTCAGTCATAGTATAAGCTATTGCGCCCTGACTAGCACCATTCTTAAAAAATGTAACTTCATTATCATCAGCATTTATAGCAACACCTACGGTATCACCTACTGCAATAGTCGCGCCATATGATGAGTTCGAACCATTTACATTTTTTGTTCCGTTCGTTATATAACGACAATCATTAGTATGACTAAAACTATTATCTTCGTGGACTTCCGCAATACCCATTCTAACATTGTCACCTATAGCACCACTCTGAGAAATAATGTGTATTTCAAAATAATACTTGCCAGTTTGGGGTATTTCAAAAGTACCTTTGGCTGTAGTTGCACCTAAATCATCTAATGTTAAATTACCTTGTGTCGTAGTAATAGATGAATTAAATGTATCTAATTTGTTTATTGTGCAAAAATTATTTGTTGGACTGTCTACCATTACGTCATGTGCTGATAGGTTGACTACTGTGTAATCATGCCCTTCACCGCTTGTATCGTCACCGATAGCTGTGCTATCACCAAACTCAAGCCTAAAGCCGTTGTTTCCAAATGTTAAACCACCTGTGTTTTTTGGTATCCATACCCCTGATTTAGTTTCGCCAAAACTTGCAGGAGTAAGTGCAGTACCGTCAATAAAATTAACGTCAGCCATGTAGCCATCAAGTTCCTGCGCACCATCTACTGCCGCACCAACAGTTAGCACACTACTGTCTTTGTTTATTGGTAAATCTGTACCTGAGCCTAGACTATTAGTGTTAGTTGCAAAACTTGTTACTTGGCTTCCATTCACATACAACTTTATTCTGTCTGCTTGTGAAGATTCTGTAGTATCACCAACTAAAACTATATTGTACCAATTAGCAATATCTCTAAAAACTTGCGTAGTAATTTTTTGGACTACTAATGAATTACCTATGTAAGATACTATTTCAATCTTATTATTTGAATCAAAACGTATGCCAATACGATTAGCATCATTCTGTCTGCTCTCCATAAAAAATTGAGCAGAACCTATATTCGAGCGTTTTATCCAAGTGCTAAAAGAAAAAATGTCTCTGTTTCCAGCAACTTCGGTTCTTTTTAAATGGTCAGTAGAGGCATCATCAAAACGTAAAGAAGCTCCTATCTTATGCGGATAGAAACCTGTGCTTACTTCACCTGCGCCATGTGCTTTAATTATACTCATGTTAAACCTTATGTTAAGGCGGCTGATGCCGACACTAAGATTGTGTTATTGCCACTAGCCGCACTACAATAATACGCTAAATGATATGTTCCTGTTGCAGATATAGCTGTTAATGTTGCGGTGGATACAGCTACAGATGCGTGTGCCGCTATAGCGTGATTGCCACCATTGATAAACATAATATTGCCAGACTGTCCTGCTAATGGATTTGTAAATGTGAGAGTCAACCCACCTGCTGTTGTGCATTTAAAATCATTGCCTACGGCTAAATCAAAACTACCATCGTCATCTGTTGTTACATGACCTGATGCACGACCAGCTACTGTAATATCATCACCTACTACTGCGTCACCAGATACGTCTAAATCGCCATCAAAATCTATTGTGTTTGCTGTAATTTGAAACGTGCCACTACCATTAGGTGCGATAGAAATCAATCCATTTGCACCGTCTGCGATGGTGATAGTACCAGAGTTTGTGCCAGAGTTTGTATTTAAAATTAAATCACCAGTGCCGTTTGTAGTGATTGTTGCATTTGCATCAGCATCACCAATTTTTACAGTGTCAGCAGATAAATTAACGTCACCTGTACCATTAGGAATAAGGTTTATGCTTCTGTTCGAAGTTGTAATAATATTATGTGTAACTAAATCTAAGTTACCGCCTAACTGCGGTGACGCATCACCAGCTAAATCTGCACTACTGCCTGTTGCACCTGTTGCACCTGTTGGCAATCCTAACGCAAATGCAAGTGCGCCACTAGAAGCTGTGTAAGACACCGTTGCTGTTGGACTACCACCTACTGATACAGCAGAAGCAGATATTGTTACAGAATCTACTTTACCTTCTGTTACAGTTAATTCACCACTTCCATCAAAGCCAAGTATTTGATTTGCTCTGTTTGTTGGCGTTGTTGCAAACTCTGTCGAAGTCATAGAATTACTGCGAGATAGTTTTATAGCGCGATTTAATTCTGCTTGTATATCCTGAGTAACGAGAGTTAGTTTATCTAATGCGTCTTCATGCGTTGCGGCAGGAAAAGGGTCATTTGGGGTGTAATCTGTTAATTGACTTAACGCTGTACTTCTTATTAGTAGAATAGTTTGTGCGCTTGTTGGTACATTTCCACTTGTAAAAGTAACATTGCCACCACTTGTTGCGCCAACGCCAGATACAGCGTAGTGAGTAGTTTTTGTCTTGACTGCTTCTGCACCTGTTGCAGTAGTTTTAATAATAACTACAATATCGTCATCATCAAAAATCTTAAAGTCATAGGCAAACTCGGTAGTGCTACCATCGCCAGTATAACTTTTACTTGTATTAGTGCTACTTACAGTCATTTTTTTGCTCCTACCCTACTCTGTTTATATCAGATAATTGGCTTGTTTAATAGTGCTACTCAACTTTGGTTGTTGTCGGTAAATCTTCTATAAGTTTATTTATAATATTTTTTATAATTAAGGCATTATTTAAAGGAACTATAGATGCTAATGCTCTAGCTTGCCCTTGTGAATATTGTAAATCTGGATTTAATGCAGACCTAGATAAAGCTTGTACGCTGTTTATTCCTCTACCCACAAGCTGAACAGATGGATTACCTGTTATAAAATCTGCGCTTAATCCAGAACTTCTATATGCAAAATAAGGGTCATCCGTAAAAAACATTGCGCCTGTATCTACTAAAGCTGGGAACAAAGCCGCCCAAGAACTTCTTTGGAAAGCCGCTTTACCTATTGATTCAGATGATAATCTTTCTGCTAAAAATTCTTCTTTATCAGCCCTACCGATAGCATTTAAATGTTGTTGCGTTGCGTACGATAAACCAGCGAATAAACATCCAAACATCATTGCTGAATATGCTTGAAAATCATTTGCTTTTATATTGTGCAAAAATTGCTTTGAATGAGACACTAACATAAATGTTCTAAACTGGGTCAGTATTGTTGCTGTTGTATCAGTCATAAACAAAGCCAAGTTTCCAACATCGTTTTGTTGAATTGCCCTTCTTGACCATCTGACAACAGCAGTTGTTAAAACTCGTCTTGCTTCATCATCATCAAAACCAACCATATTTGAGAATTTAACTTTTCTATTTCCAAAAATAGCTGATGGTTGTGTAATCGAGTGTGTTCTTATTTGCGATAATATTCTGTCTAACATTGTATTACCGTCTTCATTTTTTATGACATCATCAATACCAAGCATTGCCAGTCTTTGCCTAGTTTTCTGTTTACCCATAAACAACCCTAAGTTTTTTTCACCAAACGCCATATCTGTGAATTTTTGCAACACTATTCTAGCAGTCATTCTTTCAAGACCAGATGTTATTGGGGCTAATCCAGAAGCATCAGCTATAAATCTTTTCATTGGTTGCAATGCAAATAATGCTTTATCTAAAAAATCACCCCTGCCTTCACTGAAAACAGCATGGGGGTCAACTCTGTTCATAGCTTGATTAGTAAGTCTTTCACCGCCTATTCCAAATATATTTTCTACTTCCCTAGAGAATGGGTCTAGCAATTCGCCATCTTTCATTCTTTTAATTGTTTTGCTAAATTCTGGTATGGCTTGAAGTAAACCCCTAACACCACCTATAGAAACAGCATTGCCGAGTTCTCCAATCTGAGGAAAACCAACTTGCCCCATTAGTCTTAGAAAATTATAGTCTTTAACTAATCTAGCAGTCCTAGCATAAGTTCCGCTTGGGTCTGCCGCCAAAGGTGCTTTTCTATTAATAATCATGTTAAACATTGTTTGAGCAATCAGAACATCTTTATCTGCTCTTTTTCTACCAGAAGCACCTTCGCGATCCCCTGCTTCTGCTCTTAGTCTATCCACTATTTTGTTAAACATTCTTTCGCTTGGTATGCCTATTTCTGCCATAGCATTTCTGCCAGATAGTTCTGCCGCATACTGCAAAAATACTTGTTCTGCATCTCTATCTTGCAAATCTTTTATTCTGAGTGTTTCAATTTTGCCTTGCTTGGTTTTAACTTGAATAGAATGATTCATATCAAATCTTAGTCTTCTTTTTGCTCTTGCAATTTTGCCGTTTGGTTTTTGTGCAAATAAGGCAAGAAAACTATCTGCTTGTTCTTCTGACATAAATTCTTCATCAATAAGAATATTGCGCATGACATCCCTGTCTTGTGCATTAAACAAACGTGATGCGCCACCATCCATGCCAGAAGATGCAAGTCTTAATTTGTTTGCCATACCTGTTGCTAAAGCATTTGCCGCTTCTTCGGTTAAATCTTCTGTACCTCTTATTAAAGAACCAGATAATAATTTTATTAATTTGTCTGTGCCAAATCTTATCTCAGAATCATCAAACTTTATTGAATCCCATAAGTGTGAAAAATAACTTAAATCTTCTGGTATGTTTTCGAAACCTTCTAATCTAACTCTTTTGGATTCTTTTAATATTTCTGATTGTAAGTCTGCTTGCTTTTTAGCCGCCCTGCCAACAGGTGTTCCGTCAAAGTTTTTTGCTTCTATAGCATCCGCTACTAATTCACCAAATTGCCTACGAGGAACATTAAACATTCTGCTTGCAACATTTATTTTTTCTGACTTTGCCCAATCTTTATAAGCTATGTCATAAGTTCTTAGATAACTTTGTGTGTATAATCTAAGATTAGTTCCTTTTATTCGGTCAGCAGTATCTTTAGAAACAATATTTTTATCTTGAGTAAAACCTATTGGGTTTTCACCTAATATTCTGCCAAGATAATTTGCTATTCTATTTGGACTTCTTAACAAAGCATTGGTCATATCAAATGAAACTGGTATTGGTAAATCGTCAAATGCTGGTCTTACTTCTTCTCCATCTGTTAAATCATCTAAAAAATCATCCACATCGCTTCTTCGGTCTTTTATTTGGTTTGGTAAGCTATCTGGGTTTACAGCCGCGCCAACCGATAATTGCTCTGTGTCATCAAGAACTTCACGATTTAATGCTTCTGTTACTTCTATCTTTTGAGAATTATCAGCGTGCCTTGCAATTTTTGCCAATGCTTTATTTACAGGGTCTACATTATCATTTCTGCCCAATGAACCTATGCCACCACCAAGCAATACACCAGCAGAAATAGCGTAAAGAACGTCATAAGGGTCTTTAAATTCATTTTGTGAGACAAGATAACTTTCTATAGCACCGTTAGTTACACCTGCACCTGTTGCACCTCTAATTATCTTGCCAAGTCTACTGAGTTTATTGCCAAATACTAAAGGTGCGGCAACACCTTCTGTACCTAGAGCAACAAATATAGCAAATGGGTCTGCTACAGTAAGCCCCATCCTAGCAAGCACACCTTTCCAACCTAAAGAACTTATTTCTTCGTCAAACTTTTGTTTTCTAAGTGCTTCTTCTTTTAAACTTCTTGCTTGACCTTCGCTTAGACTGTTTTCTAATATGTCTAATTGGTAATCAGGATTAATTCCTTCAAGTATTTCTTCTTGTAACTCTGGTGTAAATACAAAATTTGGGTCAGGTTCTAAATCTTCATTGCCTTGCAAAGCATAAGAAATCATCCAATCTTCCGCGACAATATTTTTTATTATTTCAAAATTTAATTTTGATGGTTTTTCTTGAACTTCTAACGGCTCTTGAGATTTTAGTTCTTGTGCAGATATTTTAGTAGGAAAAGAAGGGATAGATTTTTTTATATTAAAGCTGTCTGGTAATTGAGAAAATTCTGGCGTATCAATACCAATTGAAACACTCTCTATAATCGCTGTATTTTTTTCTCTTTCTTGTTTTTCTTCTTCTGTTTCATCAATTATTATAAATTCATCAGGTGTTGTTACCGATGGTAAAATTCCTGTCTCTCGTTTTTCTGTTTCTTGTTTAACAGTTTCTATAGTAGATTGAGCAATTCTTTCGTCTTTAATTATTTCTGGTTGTGTTGGTACAATTTCAGCTTGAGTAGGTTCTGGTTGCGCTTCCGAAGTTCCAGTAAACTCCATTGTGCCAATTGGTAATGGTGCATCTGGTACTGGTGGTCTTAATTGTTGTGTTCTCTCAGTTATAATTTCTGGTTGCGCTTCTGATGTACCAACAAATTTAGGTTCACCAACAGGTTTCATTGTTTCTGGTACTGGTGGTCTTGTTGGTATTGTACCTGTTACAGATTCTGCCATTGTAAGACTATCTGATGTATCATCTCTTTTGTCTTTAGCTTTAGGCTGTCTGTCGGTTGTATTAGCAAGAGAAAGTTTAGATTGAACATCAGCCAAAGATGATACAACACCAGAATCATATAAAACTTTGTAAACTCTATTGTCTAAACCACGCACAGGTTTTCCATCAACGACTCGTCTGGATTCATTTACAACAGCAGTTCTATTATCTGAGGTTGGAGAGCTTTGGAAGTTGTTTAAGTTTTTAGCAAGATTAGAATAATTAACACCAGTATTAAACTTAGCATCAAGAACAATAGCCTGATACTTTGGGTTTAATTGTGTAAAATTATCTCCTAACGCATTAGATAATTCTGTAAAGTCTTGTTTTGCTCTTTCCCTCACTATCTTCTTTGCATTACTTAAAGATATATTTTTATCTAATGTAATATCTAAACTATTAGCTATAGATTGATTTTGTTTATTAGCAATAACAATGCCTAATGGTGCAGTCTCAATACCTGTTATATCTGTATGAAAAAACTCACCCTCGTATTCTGCTAATCTTTCTAAAAAGATATTTATTGTTTGGTTAGACATCTATTAAAACCCTTTTGCTCTTAGTCTTTCTCTCTCTGCGGCTTTTCCTTCTTCTACTTTTTTGCCAATATCGTTTATGAAAGCAACCATAGCTGGTCCTGTTTTTAATGCACCCTCACTTATTAATTTAAAAGCTTTTACATGATTCTCAGGTGTTGCAAGTGCGTTTAGAATATCATTATCTGACGTAAAGTTTGCTTTAAAAAAGTCTCTTACAAATTTTCCAGTAGCTTGACCAGCATTTTCTATTTTAGCTGTAATTGAATTTGGGTTTAATTCTAAAAGTAATTTATTTCTTAGCAGGTTTGCTTCTCTTGCACTAAGCCCTTCAAAACGTCCAGTAAGTGATTCATATTCAATATTAATTTGCCCTGTTGCTGTAGCTTGTGCAATTAGTTTATCTTGTTTGTTTTTGTTTTGTGTTTGCAACATTCCGAACAAGCTATCTTTAGGGAAAGTTCCTGCTAAAGCTATTCCAGCTATTTCCGCAATATCTTGATTTCCAAAAATAACTGTATCTTCATTATAAGATTCGCCCAAATCAAAACTTACCATTTTATCATCACTAAAAACAGGCACACTTCCGTTACTTACAACCATCCAATTAGTAGGACTGTCAGCGTTTCTTGGAATTATAGTTAAATCGTCTGGTTCAAATTCATCTGCCAACTTAGAATTATTTAATAAAACTTGATCAATTGCTGTTTCTGCTAATTCATTCATAGTTTCTGAATCTGGCATACCACGAGTTCTTCTAACCATGTGGTTTCTAATTCTCATATGATTTCGGTCATAAGCGTCTAAAGCCATTGTTAAAGCTTTGTCTGGTTCAACTCCATATTTAGTTAAAGTTTTTGCATAGTCTTTAACTGTGTTTTGAACTTGAGACAAATTTGTAATTGTAAATTTAGGGTCATTAAAAGGAATATATTTAGAATATTCCTTTGATGCATTTGCTTTGGCAAATTTGTCTACCTCGGCCTCAATTTTTTTATTTGATACTGTGGAATCAAAATTATCTTTTGCATTTCTTACAATTCCCACTGAATTTTCTAATGTATAAATCTCCGTTAAATCAAGCAAGGACTCATAATAAGCTTCTGCATCTTGGTTTATTATATGGTTGCCTAAAACAGTCCCACCTTTATTTTTCATTGCTTGAAAAAGTGCTAAACCTTGTTCTATTATTTCTAGGTTTTCTTGGTTAGTAGCGTCACTTCCCAAAATAAAACCATTACTAAGAGCTTGCGTAAACGTAGAATATTTTTCATTATTTATATTTAATATATTTAATTGGTCTTCTATAGGTCTTCCAGTTAAAGCTTGTTCCACAGCGATTCTTTTTTGTTCAGAGGTAAAAAGGCTTGCTGTTGTTATTGCATTACCATCGAGTAAATTTTTTAGATATGAACCTATCTCTTGCGTATTTGTAATTGATGTTCGTTGTTTTTCTCTAAAATTTCCTATTTGTTTTAATATTTTGTCTGATTTGTCTTGTGCTGTACCACCCATTTGTGAGTATGGAACTTGTCCACCTATAGAAGTGTTTAATATATTTATTGCTTCTGCAAATATTTCATTCACTTGTCTTGTGCTAACTGCCTTAGGGTTTATGTCTAACGTAGAAGATAGCTTAGATATTCGGCTAGATATAAAATCTAAGTTAGTGTCAGTTTGTTGTTCTTTTGTTAAAGATGACGTGCGTGCCATTAGTTGCATTTCCTGTAGTACATTATCTGTATTACTTAAACGAAAATTTGCGGCTGTTTGATTTTCGTTAAAAACATCGTTTGCTCTGTTATTAAGAGTAGCAACTAAAGTTGGAAGTTGGCTTGGATTTACATTTGTTAAATTTAAAATGTCTTCATCAGGCAAAGTTACTATTTCACCGTTTAAAATTTGTTGTTCTATTATTTCTAACTGTGACGAATTTATATCTGTGCTTAGCGCAGTTACTAAAGCGGTTTCAAACGCTTCATTGCGTAAATCAGCAATTTTTGAATCAATAACTGCTATGTATTGTTTTTTTACTTTATTAGTAAGTTCTGGATTTTTTGATATTGATTCACTTTCTTCTTGTAAATTTTTTACATTATTAGCATTTGATGCTTCTATTGAAAACACTTCAAAATCAACCCCTGCATCCCATTCTGCAAAGGTTTTGTCAACATTGTTTGATGCACCTGTTTCATTAAGATTGTCAAATATAGTTCTTGCTTCTGCCGTTAAGTTATCTCGATCTCCTCCTGCTCTTATTTGTGAACTGATTGAATCCAATGCAATTATGGCGTTTTCCGCTTGTTTACCAATCATTCTATTATGTGTCTGTGTTTTGCCATTAATAGATTGTTGAGTAAATCTAGCGTTGGTAGAATTGATTAAAGCAGATTTAAGGTTTGAGTTAATCCCTGTGTTTGATTCTATTTTTGCTAGTTGCCTACCTCTAATTTTTTCTGATTTTTGATTAAATTCTACTTGGTCAATGATTTGTTCTTTTTCTAATTCAAAAAACTCATTGTCTATGCTAGAAATAATTTCTGTGTCTAATGTATTAGCTTTTATTTTTTGATTAGCTAGTTCAAAATCTCCTGCAATTTTTGCTATGCCAGAGATGTTTTCACTCATTCTTGCTTGTGCCAATGCTGGGGCAGTAAAAGCGGCTGTGTTTGCTCTTGGCGATAACTGACCTGTTGCTAAGTTTTGTGTAGCCCCTGCACCTTGATTGTATAATGGTATCTGTGGCATTAATTATCTCCAGAAATATCAGATATTTGTAAGTAAGATGGTGTAGGTGTACGGTCAAACAAACCTAACTGCTGACCTGTTGAAGCACCGCCAGTAAAACCAGAAAGTAAGCTTTGTTGCGCCTGACTTCTAAATGCTTGTGCTTGAGCGCGACCCTGTAATCTTATTAAGTTTGCTTCATTTTGTTTTTGTACTTGTTCAATACTAGAAGCGTATTGTATTCTTGCCGCATCTTTCTCTGTGTTGAAATAAGTATCCGCTATCGCTTGCAACGGACTGCCAGACATAGTTATACCAGATTTAGCTGTTGCCACTCTCTGCGTTGCTAAAAGACGATTAGACTGGTATCTAAGACTAGCTTCTTGGTCTGATTTTGCTCTGGACAAAACATCTGCTTCATTTTCTGCCGCTTGTGCATTATACTCTGCTACTTGTTGTGATATTCTTGCCGCATTATTTGAGCCTTTTGCGCCCATTACACCGCCAAGAACCTGACCACCTACGGCTATTGCTGTTAATGGATCAACCATTTGTTATCCTCGCCACTCTATAGTAATCGTCACCATCAGGACCATACTTTCTCATTATCCCTTCGAACTCAAACCCCAACCATTTAGCAAACTTCAAAGCTTTATCATCGGTTGATGCAATACTTGCTTGAAGCCTAATTATATTTTCTTGAGAAATCATATTATCAAAAAGAACAAATGTGTATTTTGCTACTGTAAAAGGTTTTTTTCTGCCTGACTTAGAAAGCATAATCCAACACTCTCCAACACCTTCCCATAATGTATGAACACCGCCAACCGCTAGAATATCATCGTTATTAAACAACGTAACTCCTTTGTAGGCTTCATTGCCTATAAAACCACTTTTTGTTTCTTTGGGCATTTCATAACCCAAATCTATTTGGTCTAAATGGTTTTTTGTAAAATTCTCAAATCTAAGCATCGAATGTATTTGACCTTCTCATTATTGCAGATATAGTCATCGGCAAAGGTTGGTTTTGTCTTACTACGATACGCGGATTGTTATCATATCCAGAAGGAAAAGATATTTCTTTATCGCCTGTAAACAATGGTACTGCTTCATCCATATTCATAGAACTGTCTCTAAACGGTATTCTATCTAAATTATTTATGTCTGCGCCTAACTCAGCACCGACTGTTTCTAAAAATCTTACTGTTGCGCCATGTATTCTTTTAATTTTGCCCTGAGATACGCCATCTTCTGCACCAGCTTCTAATTCTAAGGTTTCAAGAACAGACTCATAATTATAACCAAACTGAATTGTTGATGCGTTTCTGTCCAATGTTACAATACCCTGAGAAACAACCTTGTTTGGATGTATTGAACCATCTGCTAGTATTGATAAAGATTCACCCTCTAAATGAGCAAGACCATTAATTGTTGATGTAGCTGTGCTATCGTAAGTCAAACCACTATCGACATAGAAACAATCTGTAATATCACTACTAAAGTTTAAACTTGTTAAGCGTTCGATATGCCTTACAACAGATAGATTAACAATACGCTTTACAGATAAATATACTTCATCCTCTGCTCCACTAGGTATAGCAGTAATAGATTCTACTATTGCCGCAAGTTCATTAGTTGTAGCAAGCCTTGTTGTGTCTGAACTTACAACTGTAAGAAGCTTCCCTGCCACTGGTTTTAACTCTTGTATTGTTACAACTGCGGCTGATGGATTTGCTACATAAAAATCTTCGTGAGCATTAATCGCAGTAAATAAATTATCAGCAGTAGTGTTATTAGCTTCGTTTGGTCGAAACCCATTTGCATTAACTGGGGCATCTCCACTGACTGCTTCTGAGGTAAACGTAACTGTTGAACCATCACCTTTTGTAAATGTAAGCGTTGTTCCAACTGCAATGTTTGAGAAGTCTGAAACTGTTATTGTGCAATTCTGAGATACACCACCTAACTTATGGTCATGCCAAGCTACTGTATTATTAGGTGGGTCATAACTCAAACCAACTAAATTTCCATCTGCTCTAACAAACCACAAAATAAGTTCTGGCTCTTGTTGCCAAACCATATCTGTTAGGCCACCTCTTGTAATATGCTCCGCAAGAACTGTTAAATCTCTACCAACTAATCCATCAGCATCTAAGTTAAATGTTATTTCTTTAACTTTTTCTGTGCCTTTCTGAACCATAATTGTTGATGTTCCAGCCCTAACAGGACGAACAGAAGAAGTGCCAAAAGTTGTCTCTCTCAAAACATTTACATTAGTAGGTGTTACAGCAGATGAACCTGTGCCACCTGATAAAGTAAACTCTGAACTTGTAGTAAGTATCTGTAAAAATCTAGCTGGTATTAAATGCTTTATTACATTTACTTGGTCAGATGCAATAGTTACGTTTATTGCTCCATCATCTTCTGTGCTTGGTGTTTGGTTTTCAAAGTCTCCACTAACAGAGCCAAATATTGTCTGTGGTTGTTCAGTAGTTCCAGCAAAAAATAACCGTTCTTCATAAAAAGCAACCGCTTTAGGAAAACCCTTTCGCAATGAAAAAGCACCCCTAGACCATCTAGTAGTACCTCCTGTGGCGCAAACAGGTAGCACTAGCTGGTTTACTCTGCTATCAACTGCTACCTGCTGAACTGTTGCTGTGGCTGTTGTGGCGTTTGTTACTGCTGTTATAATACAATACCCTGTGCCACTGTGCTGATACTGCCAAGTATGATTGCCATAAACCTCTGAGCCAGAAGTGTGAACAGGCGGTTGTAACCCTGTAGATTCACCACTTCCAGCATCAGTTTTTTTGTAAACATTACCATTAAACCTAACAATATCATTCTGTGAATAGGTTGCAGAAGTAAGCCATTCATCATGCGCTACTTCTATAATGTCTCTAAATCTTACAACAGAACCTATGTCTGTTGACGCAAATAAATCTGCCGATGCTGTCAAAGTCATACTACCAGTATTAGCACCTGCTGTAATAGTTGTTCCTGTAATGTTTTCATCTTCATAAGGACCATCTACAAAAGCTACATCAGCAATAGCAAAAGCAGTAGATGATGTTCTTGTTATCTTTGCTGGTTCGTGTGAAGGATGCGCAAGGTAAATAACGTCAGCAGATTGCGCAAAGTTAATCTGGAATATATCAGTAGCATTATAGGTAGTAGTTATTTCTACTATTTTTCCTGCTGTGCCGCTATCATTATATGCTGTGTAATCAGTGCTGTTTTCGTCTGTTAAATCAAAAGTATTAGTAGCTGTGCTAACGACAGTAAACTCCCTGTTGTTTAACTCTACCATGCCTGTTATGCCTGAGAGAAACACCCTGTCACCGTTACTAAAACCATGCCCATTAGATGTTACTCTTGCAGGATTAGCTTTTGATATACCAGTAATGTTCTTTACTGATTCGGTAAGCAATCCACCGTCTTTAAAAAATCTAACGTATGTATTCCCAAATTCAAAAACATATGCTTGCTCATCGCTGAACTCAAACGGCATAAGCCTTACTTTACCGCCATCTTTTGTTGTTCCTGCAAACTTTGTACCGCTTCTTCTGGTCGCTCCACCTTGAGGATAAACCAGCATATTTTCTAATTGTTTGACTGAACTATTGTAAAGTGACGCATCAATCCTACCGTATAATCTAGGAGTAATTTCACCTGACGTAAAATTAGTTATGATTGTGGAAACTCTAGCCATCTTAGAACCTTATGTTTACAAAATCATTTGCAGTTATTTGCTCTGGGAAACCTTCTTTAGCATCAATAGACCTTGCTTCTGATAATGCAGAAGTATGAGTTATTTTCATTTGTTGGCTTAGTGCATTGCTTCCTGTAATTGCGTAAGCCGTTTCTGCCGCTATACCTGTGGCAAGCGCAAAACGAAAAGAAGCGTCATATTGCTCTGTGTCAGTTATTCTGCCGATATAAATAATTTGGCAAGAAGCTTCATTTGTTAAAACTTTCCTACCTTCAATCTTAAACATAATCCTAGAATCGTATGCGGCTACATCACTGTCTACGTCAGAATCGTGAAAAGAAATGACCCTTAAACAAAAAGGGTCTGTTGGTAATGAGAATTGTGCTGTAAATCCAAAGGGTGGAGTTTCTTCATCTTTGGCTAATTGTTTTCTCACAATAGCCCAATTCCAGCTATGCCCTCTGAGTATCGAATCTCTTACTAAATCAAAGTTTCGTGCGCATAAACGTGATTCTTTTGAATTTTCTGTTAGAGAAGTTATTGTTGAAGCACCCAACATATCCATTGCTTCATTACAAATATCAACTACCGAAGCCATTATTTATTCTCCTGATAAGGGTAACGAAGGCAAGGTTATTACCCTTGCCTTCGTATTTTGTTTAGTCTACCGAATATTCAACGATAAATGCCAAGTCACCAGCAGTTCCACCTGATGCGGAAAAAGTAACCGCTAAGTAAAACTGTGTTGAAGTGTCTGCACTTAAACCGCCAAGTTCAAATAACTTTTGACCTGTTGTATTAAGGTTAAGAACCTCATAACGAAGTTCAGCAATAGCCGCACCGTCAGCAACAAGTGTTGCAATACAGTCTTCGTCAATAACAGAGTCATCTAAGTTATATAGACCTACGTTGAAAGTACAAGAACCACCCAAGCCATCTGTACCAATCCTACATGAAATAAGATTAGCATGAGAAGGAAGTGGGCATAAGTAAACAATATCATTGTCTGTGCTGTCACCAGCAAGCAATGCTACGTTACCAGATGCTACACGAACTCTGCCACCCATTTCACTAGCTGGATTAGCTACCTGTGGAAGTGCAAGATAGTTGGCTACAATGCCAGAATTTCTAATTGTCATTTTCTATTCTCCTATCTTAATCTGGGGTTTCATCACAGAAGATTTGAACAACTTTGTTTTCTTCCATTCTGGTTGCGCCAATATCCATACAATAATAAACCTGAGTCGCATAACCTTTATCGTTACGCTCATCAATTCTTGCGGATACATCTTTGCCTATACCTAGAGTAATGCCATCTTCTGCCCATGCAAAGCATGAACGGACATCTGTGGCAGAAACAGCCAAGCGATTTGACATAATGAAGTTAAAGCCCATAAACGCTGTAACATCACCTTGAGCCAAAGCTTTAACAGTATTGAAGTCAGAACTTGTTACCTGAGTAGTACCAAGTAAGTCTTCAATTTGCTTTGGCGCAACAGCAATATAACGTGGGATAGACGGGTCAACATCTTGTACGTCAAGCTTACGCTTTGCTTCTAGCAACTTAGCAATAGTCAGTCCATCGTTAGAAGAAGCTGAACCTACTGTGTTAGTTGTAGCATCTAAGTCTGCTGTGCCTGAGCCTGTTTCACCAGTAGCCGAAGTTCCAAGTGCGGCTGTGATAATAACATCATCCATTGCACGACCCATAGCATTAGCCGCCGCTTGTGCGTACATAGATGTTGGATCAATTAACATACGAACCTTATCCTGATCATCAATCAAGTCTGCGTATTCATATGATGCTAAAGACAACCTACGTCTTGCGTGTGGTGTGTCCATTTGCGGTGTGTCACCATGTCGGCTTGTGCGAAGCTGTGCTGTTGCTTTGCCGATTTGGTCAATAAAAGCGTTCTTTCCAACTACATTCTCTATACGGACTGCATCACGCAAACGGCTACCCATTTGCTGTGACAACATTTGCACGTTTGCAGAATATTGTTGTACGAACCCTGTTGTGATTTGTGAAGACATTTTGTCTCTCCTTTATTCACAAGTTGCGTTGATACTAATTCAATGTGCTACCCTTACGGACACCTCTAGGCTTTGTAGTCGCCTTATGACTATCGTCTTTCCGATTGTCTTCGGGACGATTTTCATCGCTACCCCTAATAATCCAACTCCAAATGATATCTGCTTTGGTTTCTAGTTGGCTTATATCTAAAATATCCCTATTTGCGCAAGTTTGCAATAGGTTACACATTAATTCATTTCTTGTAACAATTAAGGTTTCTTTATCCATCTGTATGTATCATTTCCATTAATTCATTTACACGACTAATAGCTTTCTGTCTGCCGACATAATTCTTCCTGTCAGTGTACTCTGGGGAACGCATAATAGCATCAACCTCTGCTTGCGCTTCTTGTGGCGTAAATGCTCTAGGATTAGTTTGCTCTGCAATGGTATCTTCACTTGTTACAGACCTACGAAACTCTGCAATGTTTGCAAATGCTTTGATAAACTCTGGATGGTTTCCTACCAAAGTACCGTCAGAAAGTGTCATGTTAAGAATATCAGAAGACGCAAACTGCTCAACAACACTACCAGCTTCTTGTATTTTCTGGTCGTATGCTTTGCCCCATTCTTTTTTTAACTGACCTTCAATATCATTTCTTTGTGCTTCTAAGTCTGCTGAAACTGTTTCATTGGAATTAGTTACTACTGATTTGTAGTATTCTAATACACCGTTTGCTTGGTCAGGAGTAAGACGTAGTTGATGCGCTACATCTTTATAACTGTTTGCTACATCTTCTGTGACTATGTTACCGTCTACTGCAATTTCATAACCATCAGATGTTTCTGGTCTGCCTAATCTATTAGCTATTCTGTCTAAATCATCAGAAGTTGGATTTGCTGGTAGTGGTACTTTATCTGCACCTATTAATCTTTGTGCATTTACAAAAGATTGTGCTAAATTACCAACGTCTTTTATTGGTGATAAGCTTGGATGTTCGCGTAATTCTTCTGGAATCATACTTAAAAAATCGCTACCAGAACCGCCTTGCGCTGTTTCTGCTGGTGTTTGTAACATTGTTTGCGGCTGTTCTACCTGTTCAACTGTTCCTTCTTCCATCTTTAATCCTTATCTGTTAATTGTTTAATAAATAGAAAAACACTACGCTTGCCTTCTTCAAAAGCAGTAGCGTGTGAATCTCCTTCAACAAACGTGGTATTGTTGTAACTACACCTATTTGCTAAATCTTGAAGAACTTTTTTACCATTCTCGGAATCAAATATTTGTTTATATGATTGAGTTATTTGCTCTATTCTTTTATCCATCTGCTCCCCCTACCATTCTTACTGCTTGTGCGCCCTGTGCAATATTACTTATATCTTCTGTTGTTTGCTGACGCTCTGTTAATTCTTGCTGTTGTGCCGCTTGTTGTTGCCTTGATTCATCTACTTCTCTTTGTGACTTCAAGGTAGTCTTTGGAACTCCAAGACTGTCTGTGATATGACGAACTAATCCATCAGGGTCTAAGTGGTCTGCAACTGGCAAGGTTTGAGACAATGGCAACAATATCTCTAGTGCTTTCATTGTATTGTTTAAAGAACTAGATTTTTGCGCTCTTGCAAGGGGTGATACATACTCAATATCTATATCACGACCTTGTAATATTGCTGGTGCTGGGGCTAACATATCTGCCCTTAACATCAACCCAAATACTCTATCAATTAACGGACGTAGCATTTCATTCATTAATCTACCAAGAACAGGTCCGATAACTCGCATACGTTCTTCTTGTCTTTGCACTACTTCTGTCGCAGTCATATTTGGATTACCACCAGTAAGAAGCTGGTCAACATAAAAAGCAGAACGAATAGCACTTCTTCTTTGTTCTTCCATAGCCAAACCAACTTGAATGTTACTTCCACTGTTCAAAGGTGTGATTGTATCCCTTGTTCCAGAACGGTAGAAATTTAATCCGCCTGGCTGGGTACGAACAGGAAGCAGGAATCCATCGTCAGGAACAAGCAAAGGTGGGTCTATGGTCTTCTGTGCCGCTTGAATAATGGTTTTAGACATAAGATTAAGCATCTTCACATCTGGTAGTGCAATCATAGCTGGTGAGCGACCCATAACTTCGCCTGTTGATTTTAAAAATCTTGGTACAGCATATGGCATTTCTTCAAAGCCACCTTGACTCAAAACCATCTTGCTCTGCATACAAACGTAAACAGATGAGAAAGGCATATTAGTATTATCTAATTTAGTTATATCTCTTTCATCGTTTGGCGTAACAACGTGCATTATGTCAACGTGTTCATCTGGCTTCTTCTCAAAAGTTTTCTTAATAAAGTCACCAACATTTTCTATGCCAAATCGTTTGATTGCTGTGCTTGCGGTAGTGCTATACTTCCTAAACACCGTATCAACCATTCCAAACTGGTCTTCTTCAACATAAAATTCAGATATGTGTCTTGTGCTAAAACGTAATCTTTTGTCATCACTTAGTTCTGTAAACACACATCCAGTGCCAAATACAGAAAGGTCTACATATATCTCATGTATTTCTGTTTCAAAGTTAGATTGGTTAAATGCTCTCATCATTCGCATAGAACTGTCTTGAAGCCACTCGCGGACTTCATCATCTCTATTAAGGTCTGTGTCTTTTACATCTAAGTGAAACCAAGGTGATGCACCACTTGTAAGCATACCATGTAAACTTGCAGATAATAAATCTACAGCTTGCAGTGCAGTGCCATCATAAATTAACTCTGTGCGTTTCTCACCCTTAGACCGTTTTTTTACAATATCAGATTTACGCGGAAGCATATAATCGGATAACTCTTGATAATGAGTATCCCAATTATCTCTTTGCATTGTAATATAATCAAAGCGTTTAATTAAACTGCCTATGCGCTCATCTACCATTTTTTATCCTAACAAAGTTGGTGTGCCGCGTGTAGCACGTTTATCATCTTGCAATGCACCAGCAACGATTGTTGAACCCCTGCCCTTACGCAATCTTCTTTCAGAAGCTAAAGCTTCATCTGCCATAGCCGCAGACCTTGCCATATCTGGAACTGGCGGTGGTGGCGGTGGTGGTGGCGGTGGTATTGTAAGTCGTGTTGGTCGAAAACTAGACATTTTATTCTCCTAATAGGCTTTTATAGTTTACTGACGCTCCACCTCTATTTGTGACTTGTCTTGAAGTTGGTGGATTGCTAGAAACATCCATTTGCGCTGTTTCGCGTTTTCCTGTTGGCGTTTGACTTTTTGTGGTTAAAATAGTGCTAGGTGGTTTTTTTGGGCTTGTATCTCTTTTGTTTTTAGAGTTTGGCTTAGATAATGGATTGAACATAGATTGACCACTATATGTTTTTACTATGCCACCAGATACAGCACCCACTACTTGACCTTGTGCATTTTTAACAGCAGTGCCACCCTTTTGTAAAACTCTTATAATATTTGCGTCATTAAGACCGCCAATACCTCTAAGAGCAACGCCCAAGGCACTCGGTATTTGTTGACCGTTTATTTCTAGTCTTGGAATAGAATTGTCACTTCTTGTTTGCATTTCTTCTATTGCTTCAACATCTACTCCTGCCGACAATCTAGCCTGTGTATTAGTTGGCGTTCTTTCAAGTTCTCTTTTGCTTTTTTTCTCTCGACTACCCATGCCTGTGAAACCCTATTCTACCATTTTTGTCTCTTAACCAATAACATTCATTGTACCCCATTGACAATACTTGTAACTTTATTTGTCTAAATGTTCTTATTAAACTGTTAAAATCACCATCAACAACCAAATCAATAATCCACATACTGTGACCATCACTCATAAAAGCATCAGGGTCTAGCACCCAATACTTTTGGTAAATGTATAATTCTTTCCAATCAGGAGTAGCAAAAGTTGCAAAATAAGAACAAGTCGGGTCTGTTATAAATTTACCTAAAGTAATTGGTACTTGTATGTAATCGTAAATCCACTGAGCGTCTTGGATACAATACCCATCTGAGTTTGCAAGCAAATACAATAATCTTTCATATTGAAAAGGGGTTATAGTCATTTACAGCTACTTGTTGTGGGGGCTTTATCATTCTCTCTCTTTGGTTTAAACCTGTGGCAAGATACCTAAATGCATCTGCTGAATGTGAAGTATAGTCATGTCTTGGCTGGTCACGAAAGATTTTTTTTCTTTCATCCCAATCTTGTCGGTACTGGCGCAAGTAATCTATACCTTCTTGACACTTGTCTCTGTCAAAATAGCATTTTGGCAATAGCAATCTTACAGCGTTAATACCATCTATTATTTTCATTCTTGGAATTACTTTGAACCTGATACCCAACGACTGAGCCGTTTCAAGACGCGATTTACCAGTCCCAAGTTCTCTGACTTCGATGTCGTGTGGGGCGAGATGCTCACCGTAAAAGTAGTCTTTCCTGTCAATAATTTCAGCATAGTGAGATAAACCGACTCCACTATTTTCGTAATAATCGATGATATGTATTGCACCACCGCGATTAACTTGCGCAAACCAAATTGCTGTAGCATCATTAACTCCTAAATCCCATGCAGTATGAACTGGCAAAGAAGGGTCATAAGGTACTTTAGTTATTCTTCCAGTGTCTTCTGCTTCTGTTACTAATTTACCATAATAAGCACCAATAATGCTTGCTGTAAAGGAACACTCATATTCTTGCTCGTATTGCTCCTCAGTCATTTGCTTTTGAGCCGCTTCTAATTCTTCTTGTTTTACAATCTTACTTTCAGAAGCTTTGATAATATTCCAATACCATTTGTCAGAACCTTCTTGAACTTCGCTTCTAGCTTGTTGCAGTAAATCAAAAAAATGATTATGTCCGTTTGGCGTACCTAAAAATATAGCACCACCCTCTCTATCGGATAGTGCTGGTCTTACAACCTCCCCCCATACTCTAGGATTCATCATCCCAAACTCATCGAAGATTGCTAAATCTAAATAAATACCTCTTAAAGAATCTGGATTCTCAGCAGACAATAACATTAATCGTGCGCCATTAGGAAAGTCTACCCTTAGTTCAGTCTCATTAAACTGTATGTTTGGAATAACACTGGCGTAATACTTTACATAATCCCATGCAATTCTTTTAGCCTGTGTAAAAGTAGGCGCAATAAAAGCAACTCTTGGTCTGGGTAATTGACATATTAAACATTCTTTTATTAAATGATTGATTGCAAATACCGTCTTACCAAAACGTCTATGCATTACTAATACATTCCAACGCTTAATGCTGTTATGCATCTCTGCCTGTGTGCTTCTTGGCTTATACGGTATCGTTACTTGAGCCATCGCCTGTCTCCCATGTATAAGTGACCTCTGTATCACCCTGAGTTATCTTCATCATCTGCTTGGCTTTCTCACCAAACTGGTCTGAATTGCAATGAGACTCCAACCAACGACTATGACTACCCATCTCCCTCAATGCCATTACATCAACATCCATTGTCTTTGTAACCGCGCCAACAAGCAAGTTCTCAAAGTTACTTCTGAACTCACTACTAAAACTACTCTTAGCTAATTCATAAGCGTTCTTTAACTCAATATTATTATTTAAATAATTATAAAAAGTATTCCTACTTATACTCATACCCTTGCATATCTCCGATACACTAATACCGTCAGATACCATCTGGATAATCATATCCTCACTCTTTACAATCTTTTGCACTAAAGTCTGCTTCTTACGACCCACTATACTCTCCTTCTGCTATAACTTCCTTTGTGTGTGTAGAACTATTGATTAACACATATAGTATATGGTCGCGCACGTCAGGGGATACGGTTTTTTTTACAAGCCCCCCTACCTATATATCTCGCGCATGAATTGTAGTACGCTATCCGCGTGACACTGATTAAAGCTGTATGATTATTATATAAATAAAAATACTCATTAATATGATTAGCATATAATCATTGAACTAATTAATATAGTGATATGAGCGCTTTACATATTGACTATATAATAGGTATTAATCTCTCAACGCTATAAGTCTATAAAGTCTATACAAGATACCGTATTGACTGACAACACCTGCAAGCAATTTTATATCGGTATAAAATAAAGTTAAATTAATTTACTTTTATGCTTTACAAGCACTGTTGCAATATGTTACAGATTAAATAACTACAATTAAAAAAGGGATTTTAAGCAATGCAAACTTACACAATAACCGCAATAGATGAAGCAACAAAAACAAGAATATCAAGCACTTTTTCATCAATGCAAGAAGCAAGTTACTTTAGTATTTGGTGTAAACAACATAACATTAAAACGGTTGTTGGCGCGTATATTAGTATAGTTGACACGCAATCAGCAATCGATCATGCAATGTTCTGCTTTAACATTGAAGAATAAAAACAGAAACAATTAAGGGATTTAAACAATGATAACATTATACTTTATTCAAAAAACAGTTTACGGAAAAGAATTATTCTATCCAGATTGTGAAGCTACAAAAAATTTAGCTATTTTAGCTAATCGCAAAACATTCGATTTGAATAGTTTGAAGCTTTTAAAATCAACATATTGTTTTGACGTTCAATTAAACTCAGAACAAATTGCAATATAAGAAACAATTAAGGGATTAAAAACGATGGAAAAATTTAAGATGAGTGCTTTCGAGAGGGTTTTAAAATCTGGATTAATTAATCACATTGAACAATTAGAACAGATGAAAGATTATATCTTAAACATTGAAACCAAGGTCGGAACAAAATTAGATGATAAGGCAAGAGAAGCTTTCTCATCATTAGATCAAGCGCAAATTGATTTAACAAACTTCACACGATTACACATAACAAGGGATTAGAAACGATGGAAAACTTTTTCAAATACAATGAAATCAAAACACATTTTGACGATTTTTTATTAGAATGTGATTCAATGTGGTTATATAATAACTGTTTAGATGAATTACATCACGAATGTTTTAACATGGATTATTATATTATAGGAACTTATCAGGCTAAACAATGGCTAGGCGATAATGCTCTTGATATTATCAATATCATAAAAGAATATGAGCAAGAAAATTTTGGTCAGGTATCAACCGACCTATCTAACGCTGAACAAATCGTCAATATGTATGTTTATATAGTAGGTGAACATGTGGTCAATGAGTACATTGAAGAATTGCATAAAATTTCTGATGGTTATCAATTAGCTATTCTGTCTAAATCAGCAGAAAGGGTTTAAACAATGGATGAAAGAAAACAAAATGTTAACGGTACATTATTTTCTATTAATGAATTAATAGACTTATATTTAGATTGGTTTAATAATTTTATCACAATAAGTGCCTTTGCATCTTATTATCAATTAACCGAAGATACAGCGTCAATAGTAATTAAAGAAGGTCGAGAGATGCATGAAAGAAAAGTATTTAAGGGGTTCAACAATGAGTAAAACAAGAAATATAATTTGGTATCATTCATCATCACCTCCGCAAATAATAGGAAATCATAGTAACGGGTGTTATATAGGTAATTATGACGGTTTGCATACTTGTTTAATAAACGCCAACAAACACAAGTGGAAATCCGTCACAGTATCACAAGATATTTTTGGAGATTATCATTTATTTCAAACAGAAAAACATTGGTTTAAATATCCTAGTAAAAAAAATTTTATGGCAAACTATGAAACAATAAAAGTTTAGTGTTTATGATTACCCCTAGTTTTATAGCTAGGGGTAACGATAAGCGACTAGGACACGCTTAAAACGCCACTAATGGCATAATAAAAAAGAAAGGTCATACAATGAGTTATTATATTATAAATATCAAAGGCAGATATGAAATTCAAGATTGGATTAATAGCAATCAAGAAAAAAATATGAAAGTGTTTGATTTATTGGCAGGCGGTATTGCATCGGAAATAAATAGAGATTCATTTCTTGATGAAGATTTAAAAAATAATCAAGAGTTCGAATATGAAACACGTCTAAAAGACGGTAGGGGATACCCACTTAACATAAGACTAGGTTTAAATTGTTTCGATAAAATCGAAGCATAAACAATGAT